TGAACCTTTTTGAGTATTGGGAGCTACCCAATCGTATACTATAAACGATACCGTTCGAGTTACGGTGTAAATTTAAGCCTATACGTGTAATATAATCAATCGTTGAAATATATCCGAGCTAAAATCTTCGGGGTGAGATTTTATGACTCTGGATATATTCGCTAGTACGTTTGATTTTTATTAGCGAATATACTTAATGAATTCAGGATCGCCGAGACTATATTTAATAGTTTTTGCCATCTTAAACAGGTTTTCACGTGAGGGAGTAGATCGTAAAGCCTTAAAAATTGAATCGAGTTTCTTTTTCTCGTACCAATCTAATTGCGAATGATCAAATTCAACGTTAGTTAAATGTTCAAGGATGTCTAAACATATATAATGTATGTCTTTGGAGAATCCGAGGTTTGCTATGAGAATACCTATTGCTCTCGACTTTGTCGTTTCGACTGTCATTAGAGAGGACTCTGGAAGTAGTAGTTTACCGATTAAATCATCATTAACACGTCGGATTGCACCGTTGTGAAATTGATAAGATAGAAACTGTAAAGAATCACTGCCTTTGTTGAAGGTAGACTTTTCAACGTTAATAATGGCGTTGAAATGTAGCTGGCAATATTTAGAGATGTTATCTAAATTTTTAGGGGTGAGGAGATACTTCAAAATAATTGAATAATGTCCATCGTCGCCTAAAACTTTAAAATAAACGTCTGCTAAATCTATCCCTAGAGAGGATAGAGCACTTAAAACCATAATTGCATTACAGAAGCTGCCAAGCATCTGAGTTTGCAAAAGACCGGAGGGTAATCCTGAGTGCGTTCTACTATATCTTGATCCATCTGGGGCTCTAAAAACTTGGTGTTTTACACTGTAGTTTAAGAATTCCCATAGGTTTAAGATCCTGTTAGGGTTGGTAGAAGGGTTGGGATAACGCGGGTCATCTTCGTAGTAAGTTCCTATTTGATAGAAGGACATCCATAAGGAGTGTATATCATCAATAAGCCAGAAAGGTATGAGTTTGTCAAATGTGGAGAAGTCAAGTGAAAAGTGATAGGTGTAACCGATTACTTCTTGTCTTAATCGTTCTAATCCGCCATTAAAGGTTTCATATCCCCATGAAATAAAAGATCGATGTGATCTCATATGTGCCATGAGTGGCCATAGTAACATAATTTCAACGAATATAAGCGTACAACTGACTCCATAAACTGCTCTAATCTTTGCTGGTTGCGTAGATAGGGTTAGATGGGATCTTGCGTGCATGCGGGTATCATATAATGCTTGTTGAGGGGTTAACAATTTATCTTTGA